TGCATCACTAAAGAACAGCAAGAAGAAGCACTCGGTGATAAACACTATACCGAAGCTGCATTTGATAATGGGCTACCTCATTGGCAGATCTTTAATCAGAACGCTATCTACGAACTAGGCAAGCGCCTGCAGAAAAAAGACTTTATCTGTCTTATTGGTGGTGCTTCACAGAAGCCTATCGCAGATGCTTATCCAGATTATATGAGCGTCGAGTTTGGCGTGGGCTACGGTGGAGTCTTTAGCAAGTACAGAGTCTTTGAGTCTTACGCTTGGATGCACAGCATCTATGCAATGTATAAAGATCCGACATCAGTAAATGGTAACTTCTATGATGCGGTAATACCTGGTTACTTAGAGCCAGAGATGTTCCCGCTACAAGAGAAAAAGGAAGACTACTACCTCTACGTAGGTCGTATGGTAGATCGCAAGGGCATCATCATTGCTCAGCAAGTCTGCAAAGAGCTAGGCGTAAAACTTATCTTAGCCGGTCCTGGTAAATCTAACATTGAATATGGTGAATGGGTAGGACCAGTAGGACCAGAGCAACGAGCAAAGTTAATGGGCGGTGCTATTGCCCTATTTGCTCCAACGCTTTACATAGAACCTTTTGGTAATGTGGTGATCGAGGCGCAAGCCTGCGGAACTCCAACAATTACCACAGACTGGGGAGCCTTCACAGAGACTAACCCCAATGGAGTTACTGGATACCGTTGCAGAAATGCAATGGAATTTGCAGCAGCAACAGAATGGGTCAAGGACTTAGACCCAGTAGCAATACATAAGAGAGCAGTAGCGTTGTATTCATTAGATGCTATTGCACCACAATACGAGCAATACTTTGCAAGACTGCTAACTCTATGGGGAGATGGCTGGTATGAAAGGAAATAATGCCAACACTAAATGATATGGTTGATGAGGTTCGCTCATCTCTAGCAGGTTACACCCTGCGTCAAGATAGAATCACATACCTAACATCTGCTATCAATACAACAGCAACGGCTATTCAGATTGGCTCATCTGCCAACCTAGCTAAAGGTATTATCGAAATTGATGATGAACTCATCTGGATTGATAACTTTAGCCAGACAAGCAGCACGCTTAATGCAGCTCCAGGATTTGGTCGAGGATACCAGGGAACTTCCCCTGCACCTCACAGCCAGTATGCACAGATCACTCTTACTCCAACTTTCCCACGAACAATGATTAAGAAGGCTATCAACGATGTAATCAATGGCCTCTTTCCTAAGCTCTGGGCAGTATCTTCAACTACCTTTACCTTTAATGCAAGCCAGACAACCTATCCGCTACCTGATGATCTTGAATCAATCCTTTATATGTCTTGGCAGACAACAGGTTCAAGCCTTGAATGGCTACCTATAAATCGTTGGCGTGCAGATCCAATGGCTAACATTGCAGCATTTAACACAACAAACACAGTAAACATTTATGAGAACATTCAGCCTGGTAGAACAGTACAGGTTTATTATACAACTACTGCTAATACTTTAGATAACAATACAGATGACTACGCAGATGTAACAGGCTTGCCTGCATCATCTGTCGAGGTAGTAATCCTAGGAGCCTGCTACAAATTGCTATCTTATGTAGATGCTGGTCGTATTAACTTAAGTTCAGCAGAAGCTGACCTTAACGATACCAAGATTCCAAGCACAGCAGGCGTTGCCTCATCTCGTTATATCTACGCTCTGTACCAAGCAAGACTTCAAGAAGAAGCAGAGAAGTTGCAAGACAAGTTCCCAATAAGAATCCATTATACCAAGTGAGGCAGATAAATGACTAGAAAATATTCAAGCATTAGCGTTGAGACAACGCTTAACAGTGGTATAAATACTACTGCAACTACTATGGTTCTTCCATCAGTTGCTGCTGCTACTGCCTTGCTAGGTGGCGTAACACTTGCTCCTGGTAACGTAGATATCTTTACCGTTGCAATAGATGTAGATACCATCAATGAAGAGATCGTTTATGTAACCGGCGTATCTGGTGACACACTAACCATCAGTCGAGGACAAGCAGGAACAGGAACTCCAGGAGTATCTGGTATTGCTCACAGCGCTGGTGCAACTATCAAGCACGTACTTACATCATCTGATCTTATCTACTTTAACACTGCAGTTCAGCCAGATACTCTAACCGCTAAGGGTGATATCTATGCTGCATCTGCTGCTGGAGTAGTAGGACGAGTAGCGGTGGGAACTAACGGTCAGGTATTGACTGCAGATAGTTCACAGACTAGAGGCTTGGCTTGGGCTACAGTCTCAGCAACTCCTCGTATCGGTCAAGTGGTTACTGCAACTACTACTAACATTACCAATACTGCAGGTTCTGGATGGATTGACGTCAGTGGGTTGTCAGTAACAATTACCCCAACTTCATCAACTAGCAAGATTCTTGTTGTCTCATCCTTTGGAACAGTTGGATCAAGTGGCAGCAGTTCTGTTTATTTCAGCGGTTATGTACAATTACTACGAGCCTCAACATCACTCCAAACAGCTTTTGTGGGTGGCTACTATCCAAGTGGAGGCGGTGTCAATACCGCTGCCTATAGTCCATATTCAATTCAATATGTGGACTCACCTGCTACAACAAGTGCGACAACATACAAAATGCAGATCAATAACATTGTTGGTGCAGCAACTTTCTCAGCAAACCCAGGTGGTCAATCAGTCCAAATTTCAGCAATGGAGATCCTAGTATGAAAAATTTTGAAGCAATCCGATATATGTATCCAGACGCAGACTTTTCTATGGTCAATGATGATATCTCTACAATCGCTTGGCGTACTGAAGGTATTACAACTCCTACTCAAGAAGAAGTTAACAATGCTATTGCAGCAATGGAAGCTGAAGAGGCAGCCAAGGCAGCAGCTAAGGCAGAGGCTAAGGAATCTGCTCAGGCAAAGTTGACAGCACTTGGTCTATCAAGTGAAGAGATTGCAGCACTTACAAACAATTAAGGAGTCACAGTGCCATACGGCGATATGCAGTGTAATAAATGCAATGAATACAAACCTGCATCTTCCTTCTTCAAGGAGGCGTCATCTAAAAGAGGCTATCGGTATGCCTGCAAAGAATGTGAAGCACCACGCTTTAAGAAGTATCGCAAGGATAACCAAGATAAAGTAAGCGCTACAAGATTAAGTTGGAACAGAAAGAAGCAGTACAACTTCCCGCCTGATCTGTTTAATGAAAGATTTGATGAGCAGGGTCAAGTTTGTGCTATCTGCAAAAGTCCAAATGCAGGTGGACGTGGAGCGTTTCACGCTGACCACGATCACGATTCTTCACAACCAAGAGGCGTGTTATGTCACAACTGCAACGTTGCACTAGGCAATTTCAAAGACAATCCAGAGATACTTCAATCTGCTATTGAGTATCTTAATAAATATTCGGAGGCCAAGTAATGCCATATAGCGACGATATCACTGAGGGAATCCCCTATGTACTCTCCAACCCTGCAGGATCTACCGCCTATATTCCAACTGGGCCAGCCTACGAAGTAGCCTTTTCAGGGTTGCCGTTCTTTCTTGCAGCATCCGATGAGCAACCTTACCGTCGTGTAACAGCGCAGTATCGCAAGCAACAGATTGACCAGACGCGTGAACCTGGTGAGCAAACGCTCACCGGCTGGTGGGTTAGATCTCAATCCTCGTTCCACTTAGGAGCGGGGATTAAGTATTTTGAACCTATCCAAGAAGAGTCACTGCGCTTTCAGTACACAGAGTCTAAAGGTATAGATGTCTGGACTAGAGGACAGGCAACTCTACTTAACGACACCGCCAGTTTCTATTCAGGATCAGCACCTGCTCAGATGATCGGTGTCAATGATGGCACCAATGACTGCATCATTATTACAGATGGATCAGCACTCAAGAAGATTACAACTGGTGGAAGTTCAAGTACTTATACGCAGACTGGTACAGCATCTACTATCTACAGCGTAACAACTAACGGTAAGCAATACTTCTTTGTTAATGGTTCAACAGTTCACCGAGGTAATATCTCTGGATCAACTAGCGATACTGAGATCTACTTAGCAGCTAGCACTACTCGTGCCACTATCCGCTATGTAAAGCAGCGCCTTATCGTTGCTATTGGTCCTGCTATCTACGAACTTAATGCTAATGCTAGTGCCTCAACTGCGCTACCTACTGCTTTGTATACCCATCCTAACTCATCTTGGGTGTGGTCAAGTATCTCTGAAGGACCACAGGCTATCTACATCTCAGGCTATGATCCAAACGGAACCTCATCATCTGTCTATAAGATCGGCCTAGATGCTGCAACCCCAAATGCTTTAGGCTTTCCAACGTTAGAGACACCTACTGTAATTATTGATATGCCAAGCGGTGAACGCATCAATGACTTTGATGTCTACCTTGGTACATATGCCATCCTTGCAACTAGCCTAGGCTTTAGAGTAGGCGTTGCTGATGCAACTGGAGATATCCAGTATGGACCGCTTCTCTTTAGAGATGCCGCCTGTACTGCCATTGCTTTCAGGGACAGTTTTGCCTATATCTCTACCCTTATAGATGGAGAAGCAGGTCTAGTACGCACTGACCTGTCTACAACTGTCATCGCTAACGCTCTGTATTTTCCTTGGGCTTGGGACCTTGTCGCTGCTGGAACTAGCGCAACTGCATCCCAAGTAGCCTTCTTTGGTAACTCAGATCGAGCAGCATTTAGCACAGGAAATAATATTTGGGCTGAGTCTACAACTACATTAGTAGCAACTGGCTACCTACGTACCGGTTATATCCGTTACAACACACTTGAGACTAAGATCTACAAACTGCTACAAGCTCGTATTGATACAGCCAATGGCGGTATTGCTCTTGAATCTATTGACTCAAGGGATAACACATACAACATCGGTACATTCTCACAAGGAACAACTGTTCCTGAGATCAACGTGAACTACCCAACTACTTCGCAAGAGTATCTAGGATTTAAGTTTACTTTGGTTAGATCAAGCACTGATGCTTCTAAGGGACCACTCTTTACTGGTTATCAGTTGAAGTCACTACCAGCAGTCCCACGTCAGCGCCTGATCCAATACCCAGTCTTCTGCTATGACCACGAGAGCGACAAGTTTGGTAATGAGATTGGCTTTGAAGGATCTGCCTATCAGCGTATGTCTCAACTAGAAGCCATTGAAAATGTTGGTGACACCATTCGAGTCCAAGATCTTAGAACTGGTGAAGACTACCTAGGCATCATCGAAGAGATGGACTTTATGAATAAGACTCCAGAGGATAAAAGGTTTTCTGGATTTGGCGGCACACTTCTAGTTACGATTAGGACAATCTAATGCAGGCACAAGACTATGCAACTGTAGCTGTTGCTGTACTGACAATCATCGGTGGCTTTGTTGGCGCCGTTAAATGGCTAGTAAAGCACTACCTCAATGAACTCAAGCCTAACTCTGGCAGTTCACTCAAGGATTCAGTCATCCGTTTAGAAGAGAAGGTAGAAATCCTCTACCAGATACTGATACAGAAGAAGGAACTATGATCCCATTAGCAAAGAAGGCAACACCTGCTGCTATCGCAGTGCTACGTCAGGCTACAGCACACTGGCCTAAGCGCAATAAGGCATCAGATGGATTGCTACCTAGCCCAGCACACGTAAGTCAGAACCCAAACTCAGATCACAACTCAGGTTTTGCAGTAGATCTAACTACCGATCCAGGACAGGGTGTTGCTTGTTCGGTGATCTACCTAGAGTTGCAGAAAGACCCACGAGTTAAGTACCTGATATTCAAGGGAAAGATCTGGTCTGAAGAAAAGGGTGAACGTGACTACACCGGTCCAAATAAGCACAATCATCACCTACATATTTCGATCAAGGAAGAGTGCGGTAACGATACTTCTCCTTGGTTCCCTTGGCTGCCCCAGCCAAAGGCCATCAACAAAGTGAAGGCAGCAGTTAAGCCTTTACCTAAGAAGAAGGAGAACAAATGAACGCAAAGATGAAATCAATGCTCGCAACATATCTTCGTGCAGGAGTAGCGTCAGTAATAGCGCTATACCTTGCTGGAGTTACAGATCCAAAAGCTCTAGCAGCAGCAGGAGTAGCCGCTATTGCAGGTCCATTGCTCAAGGCACTAGACCCAAAGGCAGCAGAGTTTGGTCGTGGTGCTAAGTAATTAGCCCATAAGCGCGAGGCAATGGCCCCCTGCTCAGGAGAAATCCTGGGTGGGGGGCTTCTTTTTTTATGCCAGAAAAGAACGAAACCCCTGCAGGCCGCGAAGTCTGCAGAGGTTTAGTCCAGCACTCGTGGGTACTTACATTTCCCCACTGCTATTAAATTATCAGAGTCCTTCTGGATTGTCTACAGGGCAGGGAATTGTTACCAGATTTCCGCAGTTAGCGCAGGTTCCGTCAAGATGCCACCAAGCTATGTCATAGTCCTCAAAGGCTGCCATAATGTTGAAGACAGTGCATCCACAGGTACACGCGTGGACGGGTCCTAGACCCCTGAGATCGGCTCCAAAAGGCTTAGGAAGGCCATTGTAGGTCTTGTTTCTGCCTATGAATTTCTGCAGGGAGAGTAGACGGAGCAACATAGTATCGGGCCTCCCTACTTCTCGGCCCGATGAGGGCCGCCTGCCGTTATTCGCCTACGGCTCATATTGTACACACACCCGATAAGAGTGTGTCTTACGACACGCCGTGATATGATCTGCCAATGACAACTCTGGTAGGTATTCAAGGATCTGATTTCGTAGTGATGGCCTCTGATAGTCAGATCACCGATAACGATCAGCGCATCATATCTACGCAGACTCCGAAGATCGTTCACGTGGGTGATTACCTGTTAGGTATCACGGGCGATTCACGACCTGGAGATATCCTTGCCTTTAATTGGAAACCACCAACGTATAAGAACTATGATCCTGTTGAGTGGATGGGCAAGAAGATACTGCCAAGTATCTACACTGCCTTTAAGGATAATGGATACGATCCATCCGATAAGGAAGCCAGCTTTGCCTATCTCATCGCCTTCGATGGGATGTTATTTTCTATCGGATCAGATCTATCCTTCAACGCTAGTGAACGTGGACTCTTTGCAGCCGGTAGTGGTGGAGCATTTGCCTTGGGTTATCTCTACTCGCTCAAGCCAGGATCGTATAAGTCTCTGCTGATGTCTAAGGTGGTAGCAGAAAGGGCAATAAAGATCGCGTCGGTGCTTGACGTCAATACCTGTCCTCCGATTCAATTAGTTACTCAAGAGAAAGGATAAACAATGCTTGGATTTTTATTTGGATTACTGCTTGGTTTCGTTTGCGCTTATGCCTTCGATGCTTTCCTACAATATAGAGATGATAAATGATTACAGATCCTAAAGAACTGCTACTGACAGTGCTCCACGCTAAGGATGCCAGTCGTGATCGCAGTACTCAAACGCAGGTAGGTCCATCAGAAATTGGTGGCTGCCGTCGTAAGGTCTGGTACCGATTAAACGGACAACCAGAGACTAACGATAACCAGTCTAAGCTGGCTGCAATTATGGGTACTGCTATCCACGCTGCAATCGAAGAGGCTATCGGTCACTTAGATCCAGATGGCAAGGACTACCTCGTCGAGACTGCAGTAGAACACGGTGATATGAAAGCACACGTGGATCTATTTATACCTAGCACCGGCGCAGTTGTGGATTGGAAGACAAGTAAGGTCAAGAACCTTTCTTACTTCCCAACAAAACAGCAACGTTGGCAGGTGCAGATCTATGGCTATCTGTTGGCGCAGAATGGTCATACAGTCAACACTGTCAACCTTGTTGCTATAGCTCGTGATGGTGCTGAGAAGGATGTCAAGGTTCACTCAGAACCCTACGATGAAGATGTTGCACTAGAGGCTTTGGAGTGGTTAACTCAAGTCAAGGCAATGGAGTCAGCTCCAGAGCCTGAGAAAGATGAATCATTCTGCAAGCACTACTGCCAGTACTATGACGCATCAGGTCAGATGGGTTGTGTTGGCTTAAAAAAAGAACGTATCGTCCTGAGTGAGATAGTCATTGAGGACGAGCAGATTGACAAGAACGCTCTGCACTTTCTACAATTAGATCGTAAGATTAAAGAGTTGGAAGCTGAAAGAGATTCAGTTAAATCTTCTTTCGAGGGAACCGTTGGCGTTACTGCCAGTGGTATTGAAATCAGTTGGACAAAGATCAAAGGTCGTGAGACAGTTGACAAAGATAAGATCAAAGAACTTATTGGTTATGTCCCAGTAAGTATCGGTGAAGAAACTGCAAGGCTAAACATCAAACCAAGTGGAGGAAAGTAAATGGCTACAGAAGGAACAAAGTTCCAAGTTAACTACAAGTTATCTGATGGAACACTTATCAATCTTTATGCTGCATCAGTTGCAGAACTAGAAGCAGGACTAGCAGATCTTGCTATGAACGCACTCAATATTAAGTCAACCGGCGTCGAGCTAGGTGCTAGCGCACCAGCACCAACAGTTGCATCAGTTGCTGCATCATTTAATGCAACACCAGTTGCTCCTGCATCAGATTCAAACAATGTCTGTCGTCACGGAGTGATGGCATTTCGTGAGGGAACATCAAGCAAAGGACCTTGGAAGGGCTATATGTGTGCTGCACCAAAGGGTGCAACAGACAAGTGCGACACTATCTGGGTTCGATGATCGGTGCGCGAGCCTCGGTTCTATGAGAACCCTGCTTGCGCTACAGTCGGTGGCGACTTCTGGTTTCCTGAAAAGGAAGCTGGAAGTTCTAACACTACCGAGATGGTTATGGCTAAATCAATCTGTCGAAGATGTCCACATAAAGCAGAGTGTGCTGAGTGGGGAATACAGAATGAAAGTCACGGCATTTGGGGAGGAATCGCTGAAGGCGAACGCAGGATAATTAGACGTAAACGACGGATAGCATTAGAGGGAGGAAGCGTTGCTTGACTTATCACGCGCTTGGAGTGGAGTGCTTACCAAAGCAACACCACTTCCTGACGTGTGGCAGGGGTTAGCACTCAAACAGATTAAGTTCCGGCGAGGACAGGTCTGTATGGTAGCTGCTGCTCCTAACGCTGGTAAGTCTATGTTTGCTCTTGTCTATGCGATGAAGGCAGATGTACCAACGCTCTTCTTCTCAGCAGATACTGATACTACAACTGTGATGATGAGAGCAGCATCTGTTGCCTCTGGTCACTCACAGATATCGGTAGAGTCAAACTTATCTAAGGATAAGAACTACTACGATAGATACTTTGGAAAACTAGAACATATCAAGTGGGTCTTTGATTCGTCGCCATCGCTAGATGATATCGAGTTAGAGATTAGGGCATATGTAGAACTCTATGGCCACGCTCCAGAACTGATTGTTATAGACAACTTAATGAATGTTGCAGCAGAGACTGACAATGAGTGGGCTGGCTTGCGTGCGATAATGATGGAACTCCACGATATGGCACGTAAGACTGAAGCCTGCGTACTGGTACTACACCACGTATCTGAGCAGAGTGAGTATGGATCACCATCTAATCCACCTGCTAGACGTGCCATTCACGGCAAGGTAAGTCAACTACCGGCGCTGATCCTAACGCTGGGCTATGACCCAACCAATGGTGAGTTGAAGGTAGCTGCAGTAAAGAACCGTTTTGGACCACACGCTGCAGATGGTAAGGATTACGTAACACTATTTGTTAACTATGCTGCTTGTCAGATATCTGATAAAAATGCGTGGGGTGTTATGCTAAGAAACGATGTAATAAATAACTACCAAGGCGACTACATAGTCCAACAATAGATAGGGAATTAAATGGCTGAAGAAGAGTTATCAAATAAGTACCGAGAGAATCTTAAGATCGAGGCACTGCGTACAGACGTTGATGCAATCAAGGTAGACCTCACCAACTTCGTTGGTGCTCTGCTTCAATCTGGTATTGTCGAGCTAGTCAAGGATGAAGAAGGCAACGTCATCTATAAGATCAACAAGGTTGTATTGGTAGATGAGTCAGTACAACAAGACTAAGGGTTCTCAGTTTGAGACAGATGTAATGAAGTGGCTACGTAAGATGGGTGCCATTGCAGAACGTCTGACTAAAGCTGGGGCAAAGGATGAGGGCGATATCGTTACTGTTATCGCGGGACAGACTTTCATCCTTGAACTCAAGAACCGAGCAACTCTTTCGTTGCCTGAGTTCTGGAGAGAAGCACAAGTTGAGGCGCTTAACTATGCTAAAGCTCGTGGTATTGGGGAAGTGCCACTGTCTTATGTTGTAGTTAAGCGTCGCAACGCTTCAATAGATCAAGCCTGGGTTATTCAGGACCTAGCACAATGGTTAAAGGAGAAACAAATGCCAGTACCACAGGGTGATATCACTACATCAGAGATACTCGTACCAGAAGTTGTACCAGTCGAAGAAGAAACAGAAGAGACAGAAGAAGAATGATCTGCGATAACTGCATCAAAGCTGGTGAGGAGAACTCACTGAACCATCTCAAGCGTGCCACACACTGGCACGAGAAGTGTGAAGGATGCGTATGCCAGCACAAGACTGGTCAAGGTTGGGTAAAGACCGAGGGAGTTCCAGTTCCACTGATGCAAACTCAATCCCCATAGGTCCAATCGTTACCTACTTTGGTGGGGAAGTACGAGAAGGACAGAATGTATCGGTCAAGTGTTGCTTGCATAGTGACACACGCAGGTCTGCAGTAATGAATACGTATAAGAATTTATACTTCTGCCACACCTGCGGTAAGGGTGGTAATGCAGTGAACATAGTCTGCATCATAGAGAACTTGGAGTTTAGAGATGGCCTCAAACGCGCAGTCGAAATTGCTACTGGAAGCGGCGCAACGATACGCTCAAGAGGTAAGTCCGGAAACTCTAGTCGCACTAGACGAACGTGGGATCTCTGAACTTGTAGCAGCTAAGTTCCAGTTAGGCACAGTGACCGATCCGATGAATGGTCACGAGATGTATGAAGGATGGATCTCTATCCCTTACATCACCGCAGGTGGCAGTTGCGTAGGCTTTAAGTTCAGGCGTATAGATGACGGCAAGCCTAAGTATGGATCTCCTACTGGGCAGAAGGCACACCTTTACAATGTCTCAGATGTGATACCACTATCGCCCTATATAGTTATCTGCGAAGGTGAACTAGATGCAGTCATCACCAGTGGGATGCTAGGTATACCAGCAGTAGGCGTTCCTGGCGTACAGTCTTGGAAGCCACACTTTCCTAAGCTATTTACTGGCTATGAAACTATCTTTGTTGTAGGCGATAACGATATTAAAGAAGATGGCAGTAACCCAGGAGCTGACTTTGCTAAGCGTGTCGCTAACGAGATATTAAACTCAACTATTGTTACACTACCACCTGGTATGGATATTAACGATCACTACTTAGCATATGGGGCAGATGCCACCAGAACCCTGCTAGTGGGCGAACCGAAAGGATGAGTAGAGACGAATGGCAACAGATGATACAGACTTTGCAGCATATGGGCTTCCAGATCCTAGAGATCAATACGGAAACAGAGACAGTTCTACTGCGCCCTATACAGACAAGGTAAACCCTGAGTTTGCTACTGATGTCTGGCGTATTATGGATACAGCAGGTAACTTACTCATTCGTAAGCATCACGACTACGGCCCAAAGAATATTGCTCACTCACCAGGTGGACCACTTAATGGTCTGCGTGTACGTATGTGGGACAAGATAGCTCGCATCAATAATCTGCTTGACTCAGGCGTGCAGCCTAGTAATGAGTCTTTGCGTGATTCATTCCTTGATCTATTGAACTACTCTGCTATTGCGATGATGGTCCTAGATGGCGTATGGCCAGAGGTTGAAGTTACTGATTGTGACTGAGCTGCATCCGATTGTCTATGAGTTAGCATCTTCTGTTTCTTATGCAGTCCACCGGCGCTACAAGCATTGGGTGGAGAAGGAAGATGTTACTCAGGAGTGTATAGCGTGGGCTGTTACGCGTAATGCCTACATCACTGAGCAGATGAGCGTTGAAGATCCTAAAGAGTTAGAACATAACCAAAGCCGTATCGCTTGGCAGATGAAGCGTGCAGTCGAACGCTATGCACGTAAGGAGAAGGCTAACAAGTCTGGCTATCAGACCAACGATGAAGTTTATTATCAGACCTTTACCCTTGGTCAGCTACTACCCTTTGTTATCTCATCCATCGTAGATGGCACAGTGTTAGAGCAGATGCAGGAGATGATTAATGATGGTCAGCCACGAGGATCATCAAGCCCAGCAGAAGGTGGCAACCTGCTTGCTAGCCTAATAGATATTAAGAAGTGTTATCTTAAACTAGACCAGAAGGATCAGACTGTACTGCGTATGCGTCACTACGATAACGCTACCTTGCAGCAGATCGCTGCCTTCCTAGAGTGTGCAGTATCTACTGCTGATCGCAGATGTAGTAACTCACTGCGTAGATTGCAAGATGAACTGGGCGGAGAGACACCGTGGCGATGAAAGAACAAGAACTATTTGACCATCTCAAAGAGAGTATGTACCCTGACCTAGAGCGTAGTCCTGGCATCTATGATTCCTTTGACTGCATCAGTGCTAAGGCCGGACACTACATCGAACTCAAGTGTCGCTATACACACTATGACACACTGCTCATTGAAGAGATGAAGTATCGCAAGCTCATCACTCAGTCTGCTGAGCGTGACCTTATCCCTTTCTATATTAACTCCACTCCGCTTGGTATCTATTCCTTTGATCTGATGGATATACCAGAGCCAGAGTGGGTTACTCATCGTATGCCTGCCACCTCAGAGTTTGCTAACAAGTCTAAGGTTGATAAGTTGGTAGGGTATTTAAGCGTTGAAGAGGCGGTAAAGCTATGACTCACGATGAATTGCTGGCAAAGATAGATATCGGAGCCAAGTTTGAGGGTGTAACGTGGTCTGTTGATGGCGATTCCCTCATTAAACAATCACAAGCCTTGCGTGCAGTAGTGGAATACCACACACCGTATGAATCTAAAAATTACGGATTACTTTGTCGTGGTTGTGATGAAGGCCCAAATTATCCGTGTGGAACTATTCGTGCCATTGAGAAGGAGCTGCAATGATCTATGCCTTCAAGTGTGACTGCGGTAGCACTAGAGAGATCGAGCAGTCTATCCACGCTGAGGTCATTGAGCCTATCTGCACCGACTGCCATAGTTCTATGTCTCGCATCTGGTCCTCTCCTGCCGTCACCTTCAAGGGTCCAGGGTTCTACAGTAACGGTGGATAAAGCACTAACCCCCACCGGAAAGAGGTAACGGTGAGGGCTAGGCTTCCGAAAGGAGGGCAAGATTATTGTAACACGGATATAGTTACGTGGCAGGGATCGCCACCACCATCCCATTCTTCTCTCTCTTCATCAGTCATATAGTCATAGTTGCCATCGTGTGTGGCACAGTAAGGTGAACTTATCCACCCTCTCTTTATCCCGAAGAGTAGCCAGTACCTAAACATCAGTACCATCCTCTTCGATCACTGTGCCTGAGAGCACCGCAGAAATTTCCTCGATAGCGGTGTTCAACGTATCGTACAGCGTGAAGGATTTGTAATTCAGGCTCTCG